ATCCGCAGCAAAAGCAAAGACTAACCTCTCATCGGTCGTAGCAGAAGCCTGGGGCTCGTAATGAAATACGAGCCTCGTGACTCTGTAACGGACGAAAGCGGAAGCAATAAGGTCAAAGACCGGCGATGTAAAATCAGCGCCGAATTCATTGACAGAATTCCTCCATCTAGGAGAGGTCAAATTGAGCTGGGCGGAAGCCCCCTCTGTATCAGAGGTGGCAATGTTGGCCGGAACAAATCCGGACCCGCCAGCTCCAGTCGATGCTCGCTGCACTTGAGCCAGAGGAACGCAGGTGTGAATCCTAATTCCTTCCGAATTCTTACCCGGGAGGAACTTGGTAAACTGTTGGAGGTCTTGAGAGACCCCCGCAGGAGCACCCTGCATTTGTGACACGGCAAAGCGGGCACCCTTTCGGGTGCGACGACGGTTGGGCTTTTTATTGGTAGATTTCTTCATGGTGTTCAGGGTCGCAAATTAATAGCGACAGGTAGGACACGGGATCCCCTCATACCCAGAGGGGACTGTACATCATAGCAGAACCCGATGGTTCTGCATGAGTCAAGACATCAGCGATGCCTTGAGATCACGCTTCCCCTCGGGGAGAGCCGTGCAGTCTCTCGGCCTTTTGGTTAGCACGGAAGTATTAAGCTTTCCTGCTGAACAACAGTACTCGCACCGTTTTGGTCTATTACCTACTATGACCCCGTGGACAGTTTAACGACTTGTCCGGGTCTCCTGAATTAATCCCGAGGTGAGGTCCGAGGGAGGGACGTGGTCAAGACCACTCTTCCTCCCTTCTTCCTCTTCCTCGGCTTGAGCCTACGAAGAACCTCTTTGGACGACGCAATGACGCTCATAAAACTGCGTCTTTCGGCCGTCCGGATCTGATTGAGGGGGGGGCAGGCTGGAAGGGCGGAGGTGCTGAGAGATGCACCCCACCACTTGAAAAGACCGAGCCAGCTGATCGGTTTGAGTCGCGTCTTCTTTCTTCGCTTCAGGAGTTCGGATGCCACAACGGCATCCGACACCTTATGCACCTTTCCCAGGTGCGAAGCGCGATAGATATACGCGATCCGAGCCAACCAGTCGTCGGTCTGATCATTTCCAAGCAGTTCCTCTCCAGGAACTAGCTTCCAGTTTGCCGTGAAGTTCGCCCATTTAGCAAGACCTAAATCCTGACCACTCTGTCTAAAGAGCGCCAGGGTCGGGTCATTTATGCTAAGCGATGCAAAGAGACGCTGCGACCTCGTCACCTTGACGTTGTCGTTAGCAAAGCGAGGATTGACTCCATACCCTCCAAGTGATTTCGGAAGGAACCAATTTGGTTGGAACCAACCTTTCCACTTAGAGGACCATCGGCGGTACGCCATGGGAAGACAACCAGCTGTCCAAGGACAGAGGGTCATCATCTCATTCAAAGCGTCCGTCAATTGGTCGGGGGTCGAAGCCGACTCCCCGTCCTTCAGTGATTTACCGAAGAGGATCTTCAAATTAAGATAACCTCTGCGGCGCATGATCGCCCCTGACTGTTGGTACAGTCTAGAGTTGATCAAGGCAGCATAAGGGCTAACATAGCTCTTATCGGTATTATACTGGAGGCCGAGGGTCGTGGAGATTGTTCTGAACAACTCCGCAAATTCGACTGGTCCCCGCATAAGGAGATCATCGCCGTTGACCAAATGGTTATTGACGATTAGTCTCGCTTGTCTCTCAGTGAGGATACCCATCCTCAAAGCCTCCCTAGCGGAGGCTCGCACCGCGGCTTCGTTGATAACACAGAGAAGAGGAAAGCTCAAAGGGTGACCCATGAGCTGTCCGTTCCTCTTAGTTCCAACGCGGCCATCGGGGTACTTCACCTTTCCCCCATCCAGGAGTGAGTAAAACGCCAAATCGCGATCCGCTAAATTTAAAAGCGGAGCAATTGCGTACATGGTACTCTCACTCCACAACAGATCCGTAGCGGACGTATAGTCCACCGAGATCCATCTCCAATCCTCTTCACCAATCGTATTGTCCAGGATTCGCTGAACTTCGATGTCTGGATCTTGTGACATCGTATTAGCGTGGTATTTCTTCCACGCTGACAACAGCTGACCCTGGACCGGTTGGAGGGCCGTATACAGGAGCCCATCGCCTTTGGTGATAATCCTAAACTTCCCTGGTTCAGGGATAATCTGGACATCAACGTCGAGATGGCTCTTAGTGTAAGGATCCAACACCAAGCGGGACCTCGCAGATTCGTACGTCTTCTGACGCCACGATCTGAGGTCCAAATCCAATTCTCTGACGTGACCTTTCGGAGAATATCCGGGATTGAAACTGTCAAACAAGCTTGACGCGCCTCCTTTTGAGCGAGGCGCCTGCAGGCAGGCAGAATTCGAAGGCATCATCTTGGTTGGTTCGCTGGGAAAAACGTTCAGTATCTCCTCGGAGCACTGTTCGATCTCCTCAGCGAGCCAACCAGGAAGGGACGGACCATCTCTCTCACAAATATAAGAGAAATGGTCGTCCAA